AGCCCCCTTGCCGATCTCAATGTCGTGTGTGTACAGGGCTTGTTGCTCTGCGCTATCTGTTTGCGTCTGTATCTCGTCAAGTTTAATCTCCTCAATCTTTACTTGTTGTACGAATCCAGCCTTCTGGAGTTCAAGTTCGCGTGTTAGTTGGAGGTGAGCCATCTCCAGTTCATGTTTCTTATCCCCCTTATCCTGGAAGAAGTCCAATACCTTGGGAACTCCTGCTGTAAGAAAGCTAACGATAGTAGTGAATAGTGTAAACATTATTTGCCTCCAAATAGATGAATTAGATAGCCGATACCTGACCCCATTGCAGCACCAGCACCTCCAACCACCATGAGCATCTTCCAACCACCCTTTGCTTCTGAGAGAGTGACAGAGATGTCGGTTAGTGTTAAGTTTAGTTGTCTGATGGATGCGCCTAATTCTTCTAAGTCGGATTCTATCCTGTTAATCTTCTCAGATGTAACCGCTTGAATTACTTGCATTTCGCTAAACTTTCTACGTTCTTCCATGACATTATCCGTTAAATTTTCTAAAAGGAGTCCATCTGGCTACGAACTGACCAGAAGTTTTCCACCCAATGCTCGCTTCAAAACACTTGCCATTCCCACGATCTTTGACTAGCTTGTACTGAAAGTATTGAACTCCCTCGGCATCTTCAAAGATACGGAGATATGAGCCTTCAATAGCAGGTGCTCTGTCGGATGGGTTAGCCCCCTCCTCGGAAAGTGTCACTAAGGGTGACTTTGCGCCTAGTACGCTGTAAGCAAATCCATACGCATTGTTACGATATAGCCACATGACACGCAGTATGTAGGCACAGATGAAGTTTTTAGCGACACCATCAGTTCTAAGCCAGCTAGTAGCTTCGATAAACCTCGGTTCTTTACCATCTAATGTATCGTCGTAGGTCTGAAACCATCTGAGCCATGATGGTAGGTTTCCATCGCTGTCTGCGAAGATAGGCAGGATGGGGTTTATACAGTAACCTATTAGGTTGACTGTGAAGTCTGCTAGGAAGTATATTAGGAAGCGTGTGTACATATTATTCGTACAAAATATTTATAGAGCCAGCATCGAAGGTGTTTGTGCCGTTTACTGTGGTTAGACGGATGCGGTCTAGCACCCCAGAAAGTGTTTTATTTCCAGCAGCAGTCATTGTGTATCCAGTTGAAACAGTACCTGTGCCAGATAGAACCCACAAATTAGGGCTTGTAGATAATTGGTGAATTGTGAAAGCACCGATTATATAATCTGCTGAACCACCAGAATATATTGCAAAACCTGTTACAGCAGATTGAGATGCAGAAGTTGTAGATGTAACGCTGCTTGCACTAATATATCCTGTTATCTCTATCCCTCCTGAAGTACCAAGTTGTATTAAGTTAGTGGAAGCAGCCCCAACCGTACTAACCCCATTAAACATCACAGTAATCCTCTTAACCCAACTAGGTATCCCTGTGAAGTCAATAGATGTACCAGATGTACTAGCGACTGCTGTTCCACTTGTAATCACGCTACTTGCCATAGTAGACAAGACAGCCCCTGAGATGCTAGGAGAAGTCCCCAATACAACCGCACCTGTTCCTGTGCTTGTAGTTACTCCTGTACCGCCATTAGCTACTGGCAGAGTTCCTGTTACTGTGGTTACTGGTACGCCAGTGTCCCCTGATAAGATTAGGCTCATATTAAATCCCTACCTTTGCGTTTAATGTTTTCAACTCATCCAATGTGGTAGCAGTAATCTTTGTTATATCACGCAGTCTTTGCTTCTCAGCGACGATAGCTTTAGTGTCTGCACCTGATTCTAGGGCGCGTTGGAATAGAACGTCTTGTGCTTCCATGAGTGGCTTGCGTTCTGCTCTAAGTCTATCTTGAGTGATGGCTACTGCTTTGGTGAAGTTAATTGTTATCACGCTGTCATCTCCCATGCGTTACGGAACGTGCGGTCTGTTGGGATATCAGCAACATCCACAATCTTAAATGGCTTGCCAAAAGGAACATCTTTGGCAGCAATTTCATCAATGGTCATTGTGGCAAGGGCTTCTTCTGTTGGTCGGGTGATGGCTACTGTGCCGTTGTCTTGTATATAGATGATTACTTGGTTCATTTTGATTTCCTTTGATTAGCGGAATACGGAAGCGCAGATAGGTGCACTATCCGTCTTCGCAAACGCTCCGTTCGTTGTGATAAACCTAGCACTACCAGCCAGCAATGAGGATATATATCCTAAATTATTCAGAGAGTCTTTTGTTATGAATGAATAATTCGCATCAACCATAGCAGTCGTAAAGTTAACCGTGTAATCGCCAGTCCCGTTATCCGTGATAGAACTCACATTTCCACTTGCGTTAATAGCCACAGTGCCAGTGCCATTAAAGTTTACCCATGCGCGACACATATAGAGTGGGGCAGTACCAGATACAGTTGATACGGTAGCTGAGTCTATAACTGGGGTTACAAACGTAGGAGATGTAGCACTTAGCACACCAGTAGCCGAGAGTGTCCCTGTGATGGCTACACCAGTAGAGGTGAGGGCTAGTATTGTGGTAGTGCCAGATTGTAGGTTGAGATTGCCAGAAGCGTCTGCAGACGTCACAACTCCACCACCCCCAGCCGTCAGAGCAGAAATCGAAGAACTCATAGTGTTTTATCCTTATTCATTATTTTACTCATAAAGCAGGTTTATAGAGCCAGCATCGAAGGTGTCTGTGCCGTTTACAGTGGTGATGCGAACTCGGTCTAGAGTGCCAGAAAGAGCAACTGAACCAGAAGAATAAGTACCCAATGCAGTAGTTGTGGTATTTATTACAGTACCTGTCATAACCCAAGTATTTGAACCAAAACTTGAAAACACAAATGCGCCATGTTTGGCATAAGCTGCATTATCAGAAAATGAAATCATCCCTGCGGTTGATGTTCCTGTGTATGCCGCTGTCAAACTTAAAGTGGTTAGACTTACATACCCTGTTGTTTGCACAGAACCAGAACCAATTTGTAAAAGATGATTACTTGTGCCGCTAGTAGAAACCCCATTAAACATCACAGTAATCCGCTTAACCCAACTAGGTATCCCTGTGAAATCTATGGATGTACCAGAGGTACTAGCGACTGCTGTGCCAGAGGTGATTACACTCGATGCCATAGTGGTAAGAACTGCGCTAGATATAGCTGGTGCAGTCAAAGTCTTATTCGTCAGCGTATCAGTCGTAGCCTTCCCGACTAATGTGTCAGTAGTGACAGGGAGAGTGAGTACGCTAGAACCTGATACCGCAGGTGATGATACTGTGATTGACCCAGACGTACTTCCTGCTAAGATAATATCTGCCATATATAATCCTCTACAAAATAACCCAACGCGCACCGCTGGGAATAGTAACTGCCACGCTCGAATTCAGAGTTATCGGCCCAACACTTGACGCACTTTTAGCAGTAGTCAGCGTATAGCTTGTTGTGACTATCATCGCGTTCTCCTGGAACACCGCATCACCGCCAGCACCAGTAGCCCCTCCACCTATTGATCCCCAAGCCGAGCCGTAGCCCTCGAAGGTTGCTGTGGTTGTATTATACCTTACATATCCTGCACTTGGCGATACATCTCGCTGTGCTGTTGTTCCTACTGGAGCAACTATGGAGCCAGTTGCAGCAGTGACTACGTTCAGTGCTATCTTAGCTGCTGCTGCGGTAGCGGATCCAGTACCACCACCGGCTACAGGAAGTCCTGTACAGTTGGTCAGAGTACCAGATGCCGGTGTGCCTAGCGCACCACCAGTTTTAAGGTTTAGCGCATCCTCTATAACCAATGAGTCAAATTCAGCACCAATCTCAGTACCACGCACAACCTTGGATGGATTCCCAGTGATTAGTGCATCTTTTGCTGCAAAATTTGTTAGTCGTATGTATGCCATTATAGTTTACCGTTCTTTGTATATATATCCATGCGCTGAATGGATATTTTAGATCCGTTAATATCTGATTCGATACCAAATTGTATCACTTTCCCACTCCCTCCACCATTTATTTGAGACACAACAACCAAATCTCCTGTGGTATATTGTGCTATACCATATTCGCCAATGCCGTATTGTGCAATGTTACTTAGCCCTGAAAGCGTATTGGAGGCTGATCTAAATACTCCAGAATAATCAAAAGACCACTTATAAACAACAGGTTGGCTAATGGAACCAGCTAAAGTGACGAGGATTTTCTTTAAAATTGACGTTCTGGATGCTTCTCCAAAGTCAATCCAAGTGGTGTAATAGCTGATTCTATATGTCGCAGCATTGTCTAAATACCCTGTATATTCACCAACATAGCCAGCTTGCCCCAAGTACAGCACACGACTCTTGGCCTCCAAGAAGGCAGTTGGATTGATGTCGCTCCAAGTGGTGACGCGAGCAGAGCCATCCTGTAAAAGTGACCTAAAATCAAAGCAATAGGTAATAAAGCTCGCTGGGAACGTGAGCAGATAAAATGCGTTAGTCCTTGAATATACTGACTTTACATCGCTTAATGTGTCGAAGTCAATGTATGTTCTTAGGCTATCCCGAACGTGAGCACTAAACTCCTTCAATGGAGCCGACTTGTCAGCAACGGTTCTAGCGACACCACGCAAGCCGGTTGCTGACAGGAATACAATGTCCTCGCCAATGTTTTGTACGGTGTCCCTAGCTATACAGCCTACGTTGGACAGGGTATCGTCTAATGTCATTGTGCTTGGTGCACTTGCACCAGAATATATAAGTGTTTGATTGTACCCAAAGATAATCAATTTGCCGTTATGCGCTCCCAAGGCAACGATGGTATCACCACCATTAGGCCATACTCCATATAGATCCAGTGAACCGGACGTTCCAGCCGTCCACTTGTGAGGGGACAGCGTATCTGACCATGTAACGGTATTCTTGTCGCTTGTAGTATCAGCACACCAGATACGGCCATATGCCGCTATAGCAGTGTTTGCTAGTGGTATAGTGCCTGTATAGCCAGTGCGCTCTGACATACGCCTAAAGGTCGTTGTAGACACTGCCGGCTCATATATGAGCGTGTCATGTGCGCTTTGAAAGAATATGCCCAATCCATTGAATGATACAAACTGCCAGTTGTTCGCAGTGATAACTGGTGCAACACCACCGCCACCATATGTTAAGGTAGTGAGAGTCGATCCAGTTCCTGTGAATAGAAAGCCATTCCCAGCAGCCAATATGGTGATTGTACCGCTGTTCTCCACCAACTCACCAATGCAGGTAATGTTGGCAGAGCCGAGATCGGTATTAGTGGTATTGACTGGCAACCACCCGTTTCTTGACCCGATTCGACCCGAATGGTCAATTACCACATTCTCAGCTATTAACGCATAGCCAGCATCCAAGTCTACAGACGCATCTTGTAGATTCAGCCCATAGAAGCCTGGTGCTTTGATTGAAAATGGTGCAATAGGAGATGCCATTAAACAGCAACCCAAGCAGTGTTTTCGCCAGACCTCATGCCATCCAAGGCGATGTAGTCGGATAGGATATTGGTGTACACCATCATGGCTTCGCTAGATGCAAGACCGCCATCCTCACCGCGCTCTGCCAATGCTCTTGCATAGGCATATGCGACTATAGGATCGGCTGGAACAACCACCACATCACCATCTGCCGAGAGTGCGACTTGCGGTACATACATATTGAGTTTGAGTGAATACACGCCATCTGGTGTGGGGAATATCTCAATCTTGCTGTCTGTTCCATCATTGCCGTACCAAGAATAGTACACCGGATGTGAATTGGTGACAGTGGTAAGCTGCTGTTGGTCAAGAATCCATTGGATTGCACAATTGCGTAGGCGAACCTTGCTTGTGGTGTCGTTGATAGATATAGTCTTTTGGCGTGTGCCAGAGCCAGTCACAACGTAGTTGCTAGTTGATGCTATGGTTGGCAAGGTGATGGTAGTACGCATTGCCTCCCAATTCCAAGCGTTTTCAACACGCACCTTGCCGTCATTGACGAACTTACCTATCATGGTAGAGTAGTCAGTGGTAGTCACAGATGCAACGCTAGATTCACGCAGTCTGGCGAGTACATCGTTAGTTAGCGTTAGGAATGTGCTCATTGATTATTACCCTCTATGAAGTTTCTCATATCTTCTTCGTTAAGCATACTATTAGTAGATAGCGGTACTGCGCCTTGTGCTATGTTGCCAGCATTTTGTCTTAGTGCGGTTCCCGTGTATGATGGTGGTTGTGTTTGTAACCATCCTCTTTTAGCCATAGATGGAACTACAGCTCTAGATACAGTTGGGGTAAGCGCAAGCAATGATAATCCACCTGACGGCATTGCTCCAACTAACGCACCAGTATCTACAGCTCCTTCAAATCTACCAATAGTGCCAAATTTTGATTGTTCAGTAGGTTGCGTGACAGTTTTGTATGTATTGGAGAAATCAGCAATAGTTTTTAAATTACCTGTGACCATTTTTTTATTTGCTGCGTATTTTCCAACTACACCAGATAGTTTTTGCAAATCAATCAATCCATCAGCCTTGCGAGCTTGGTCAATGATATTAATTTGAGATAGCTTTGTTCTGGAATCTCTAAATTTATTCAACAGTGCAGTTTTATTACCAAGTTGTGCCTCAACCAAATCCTCATACATATTTGCTAAATCTATACTAGATGCAGCCAGGTCTTTTTCAACTGTGCTTAAATCAGTTTTTTTGTATGCGGTTCTAGCGTCACTTCTTAATTTTTTAATCTTATCCATTAATATGCTTGGTGTAATATCGGTCTGTCTCAACTGTTGCTCAAGCAATTTAATAGAACCTGCATATCCAGAAAATGCTTCAGGATCTTGAGCAAATCTCTCTTTCATAGGAATCAAAATCCTATCAACATCTGCTTTAAATTGTGGAGTAATCATTACTTTGGGCGGTAGTGTTTTTTGTACATTAGCATAATCTTGGGTTAATTCACCAATTCTAGCAGATAAAGCGTTATCACTAATTGCTCCTGCCTTCATTCCTATTTGTTCTGCTAATTTTCCAGTAGCAACCTCAGTGTTTTTGAATGATAAAACAGCATCTGCACCACCAAATTTACTGACAGTTCTTTTAAATCCTGATTCAGCAGGTGCTATTAATCCAATATCATTACCTGCTTTTTTAATACCTTTTTGTATATCTAGGTATGGATCTACTTGTGCTTGCAATTGAGCTTTACTGGCCTGTACTTTACCAGCGGATTTTAATAAACTAGAACCACCCAATGCTGTTCCGGCAAGTGGTAGAGCTACCTTACCCACTTCTTCGCCTACATTTCTCCCCTGCTCTCCATTAATTGACTCTCCAATGTACCCACCTAGCATACCTAATTTCTCATTCGCATAATCCAGAGCACCACCGATCTTACCGGTTATGTACTTGCCTGTTTCTGTTCTGGGTTGATACGCTAAACCTTTGGATTTGTTGATGTCCTCAACAGCAGTCTCTAAGTTTTGACGAGTTGTTCCTTTGCCAGTCAATAAGGATGCACCT